AAGCTGGTGCTGCTGGTACTTTTACAATTGCTGGTGATAGTGGTTCAGAAACAATTGGTTCAGGTGATACATTAAATGTATTAGGCGGCACTGGTATTGATACTTCAGTAACAGCCACAGATAACTTAACCATTTCAGTTGACAACACTATTGTTTCGTTAACAGGAACTCAAACACTTACAAATAAAACTTTAACAAGTCCTAAAATAAATGGGGCAGTTGTTCTTACGGCAACTTCAACAGAATTAAACTTACTATCAGGTGTAACTTCTTTAGTTACTGATAGTAGTACAACAACTTTTACAAATAAAACTTTTGATGCTGATGGCACAGGAAACAGTATTACAAATATTGAAAACGCAGATATTAAATCAGGTGCTGCTATTGACGCTTCAAAAATACACGATGGTTCAGTTTCAAATACAGAATTTGGTTACTTAAACGGAGTAACTTCAAATATACAAGATCAGATAAATGCTGCTGGGTTAGCATTTGCTATCGCATTAGGAGGAGAATAAAAAAATGGCAAATAATTTTAATGATGTTCAAGTTACCATTACAAATAATGTTCTCACAGATGTTTATACAGCGACTAATAAAACGCTGGTGGTCAGCGGTACAATAGCTAATACCACAACAACTGCTGTGAATATTACAATAAAAAAAATGGATGCTACAACATCAACAAGTTTCACAATCATAGATGACGCACCACTTGTTACAGGTTCTGCTTTTAAAGTTCCAAAGATTGTTTTACAAACTTCGGACAAAGTACAAGTACAATCAGATAGTGCTACTGGTAATTTAGATGTTAATTTACAATTATTAGAAGACGTAGGATAGAATTTAAATGAGTTACATAGGACAACAACCATTAAATAACTTTGTTACAAAACAAAGTCAGGAATTTACACCTGATGGATCTACAACAGGATTTACTTTAAATTTTGCTGTAACTTCAGGTACTGACATATTGTTAATGATTAACAACGTTGTCCAAGAGCCAGGTGCTGGAAACGCTTACACTGCTTCAGGCACAACTCTTACTATGTCGGAGGCACCAGGTGCTTCGGACAATATGTATTGTATATTTTTAGGACTGGCTTTACAAACTGTAAATCCAGGTGACGGTTCAGTGGGTACAAGTAAACTTGTTGATAGTGCTGTTACTACGGCAAAATTAAATTCGTCTTTAGATTTATCTTCAAAGACAATTACACTTGCTAGTAATATGAAAAACACTCCAGCTTTTAGAGCATATAAATCAGGTAATACAACTTTAAGTGATGCGACACAAACTGCAGTTGTACACGATAGTGAATTTTTTGATACAGATAGTGCTTACGATACTTCAACTGGAGTTTTTACAGTTCCAAGCGGTAAAGGAGGTAAATATTTTTTAAATACCGTTACTAGAATAACAGGAGGTACTGCTAACGATTTTATAAGTGCTTATGTTCAATTTGAAATAAATGGAACCAATAATGAATATAGACAAAGAGGATATGCTACTTCAAGCGGTAATTTTAATAATGATTCTATAGAAATGAATGCTATAATTGATTTAAGTGTAGGAGATACAGTTAAAGTTATGATATCTTTAGATGTTGCTAGTGGAACAGCAGTATTAGTTGGTGCCCCAGCAGCAAATGCTGTAACAATTTTTGGTGGATACAGGATTATAGAATAAGGAAAATAAAAGATGGCAATAAGTAAAATAAATGCTCGAGCATTATCAAAACCTCCTAAGGTTTTGCAAGTTGTTCAAACTGTTAAAACAGATGCTTTCTCATCTACATCTGCTGGTTTTTTTGATATTACTGGATTATCTGTAGCAATAACTCCATCAAGTGCATCAAATAAAATTCTTGTTATTTCTGATGTTGCTATAGGTTCAAGTGATTTATATTCTTTTAATCATGGTTTTAAAGTTTTAAGAGGTGCTACAGATATTGGAATTTCTACAGCAGGAAGTACCAACTTTTCTGGTGGAGTAAATATGTATCTTTCTGGAGGACAGTATCCTTTTCTTTTTGGTAATATGAAAATGTTTTTAGATTCTCCATCAACAACATCTGCCACTACTTATAAAATACAAGGAACTAAAGTTGATGCTTCAGGTACTTTTTATGTAAATAGAAAAGGAAGTGGTACTGACATTGGTGGAACATCATCAATTACAGTAATGGAAATAGAAGGTTAATATGGCAGATATACTTAAAGCAATATTAAAAATAAATCCAAATGCACAAGTAACAGTTAATGCTGATGACATTAATCAAATTACTTGGTTAAATGGAACAACACCAATACCTAAAGCTGACATAGAAGCACAATTTACAGCAGTAGAATTTGATACAGCTATGAAAGATTTAAGAACCAAAAGAGACCGTCTTTTAACAGAATGTGATTGGACACAATCACCAGATAGTCCATTAACAGACGCAAAGAAAACTGAATGGGCTACATATAGAACAAGTTTAAGAAATTTAACAAACGGATTGACAACGGTAGAACAAGTAAACGGTGTAACTTGGCCTACTAAACCTAATTAATAAAAGGAGAAAAAACAATGGCTCAACTATCGACTAAAATAAAAAAATACCTTGCTGCTAATTCAGTAGACTCGGTAGATTTTACGTCTGATGTTTTATTACAAGATGATAGTAACGGACAAGGTCCTTACATCAAAGAATGGAACATTAGTGGAGTTGCTAAACCAACTAACGATCAATTAAACAGCTACGATACAGCTGCTGACCTTGAAGAAAGACAAAATGCGGTCAGAGCAACTAGAAAAGCTGCTTACAAAGACATTGGCGAACAGTTGGATATGCAATATAAGGATAATGTCAATGGCACAACTACGTGGAAAGATCACGTGGCTGCTGTTAAATCGGCAAATCCTATTCCAACTGAATAGATAAATAATTTAAAAGGAGATAAATGTCTTACATAGGACGACAACCAACAATAGGTAATTATACCAAGATTGATACATTATCATTTGATGGATCAACGGTAGCATTTACATTACAAACAGGTGGAACAAATATTGTACCTGTTAATGAAAACAATTGCCTTATTAGTATTTCGGGAGTAGTACAAGAGCCAAGTTCTGCTTACGTGGTAAGTGGTTCTACAATTACATTTACCGAGGCGCCGTCTGCTTCGGACACTTTTTTTGGAGTTGTTTTTGGTGACGCACTAAATATTGGTACACCAAGTGATGGTACGGTTACAACAGCAAAACTATCATCAAGTTGGTATCATAAAAACAACCAAACAATTACGGCTGTTTCAATATCTGGTACTGAAAACGCTTTATTAGCAGGTCCTGTAACAGTCAGCGGAACAGTAACAATTCCTAGTGGAGCAACATTAGTCATAGTATAATGAGTAAAATAGAAGCAAACACAATCGCACCAAGTACAGGCACCACACTTACATTAGGTGAAAGTGGTGATACTGTTACTTTAGGAAGTGGAGCTAGTTTATCTGGTTTGTTAGTTAATACTCCAAACTTTTTTGCAAGATTAGATTCAAATCAAACTGGTATTACAAATGAAGTTTGGACAAAAGTTTCTCTTGCTGATGAAGTTTATGATAGCGATAATGCTTTTGACTCTACAACAAATTACAGATTTACAGTTCCAAGTGGTAAAGGTGGTAAATATTTTTTTCAATTTTCAATTTATGCTAGTGCTGGCGATAATGCTTTACAAAGACTTCATATAGCTTTATATAAAAATGGTTCTACGATATTATCTGGAGCAATAAATGATTGGACAAACCAAGCATATAGAAACTCACAAATGTATTCTTCAAGTGGTGTTATTGATTTAAGTGTTGGAGACTATATTGAATTATATGGAAAATTATTTCATACAGGTTCTGGACAATTTTTAGGTACTGGAGCTGATGCTGCTTCTACAAGATTAATCGGTTATAGGATTATAGAATAGGAAAATTATGGCAGGAACATTAAAAGTCGGAACAATCACAACACCATCAGGCAGTGGTACTATTACTATTCCTAGTGGTGTGAGTATGACTGGACAAAACTATCCTTCTTTTAAAGTTTTAGCAACTGGTGGAACAGCATATCCTACAGGCGCTTATACTAAATTTGTTTTTGGTACTGAATTGTGGGATACAGATAATGCTTTTACAAATAATGAATTTACAGTACCCTCAGGTAAAGCAGGAAAATATTGGTTTAATTGGAGATTAAAAGTAAGTGGAATAGATGATAACGAATATCACGTTTCGGTATTATATAAAAATGGATCTATATTATATTCTACAGAACAAAAAGATTATGCTAATGGTACAGATCAACAAGTTATTACAACAGGAAGTGTAATATTAGATTTAGCTGTAGGTGATGTTATTGCTGTTTACGGTATACATAACGAAGGTGCTGAAAGAACAATGTTTGGCGGAACAACGGACGCTAATGACGCTTCATTTTTTGAAGGAATTAGAATAGGAACGTAATATGAGTAGTGTAATAAAAGTAAATGAAATACAAGACGCAGGTGGCAATACGATATTGTCGTCTAATGGTACTGGTACTTTCACTAGCAATCTACCTAATAACACTCCAGCTTTTTCAGCTTACATAAATTCTGACCAAACATTAAGCGACAATACTGATACAAAAGGTAATTATGATACAGAGAGTTATGATACAGATTCTGCTTACGACACTACTAATAAAAGATTTACAGTACCAAGTGGAAAAGAAGGTAAATATTTTTTTTATGCTAGAGGCAGATTTTTTGATCCATCAGATCAATCACAATATGTCATAGCAATAAGAAAAAACAATATTGAAATAGCAAAAAGATATATTTATTCTGGTGCTGTTGCTACAAAAATATTTAATTCAATTAATTATTTTAGCTATGATATATCTTGTAATGTATCTTTATCAGCTGGTGATTATGTTGAAGTTTTTGTAAAAGCAGATGATGTTGGTGGTACTTCAATAACATATGAAGGTGGTACAGTACATTCAGAATTTAGTGGATTTAAAATTATAGAATAGGAGTATAAACTATGGCATTAACTAGACTATCAGGAGCTAACGCAATAACAGGTACTATTCCAAGTACAAATATTGCTAACGCAAGTTTAAATTCTGTAAC